TATGCAGGGGGGTGGGGTTTCTCTGCGGACCCTCCCCCTATGGGTCTGCAGTTATGTCTCCTGTGTATTTGTTGGTAGACGAATAGGTGTTGGTGTTGTAGGCTTGCACACAGTCCAAACATCAGCAACTGGTCCATCATCAATGATGTAATTGATAGCAGTAGCATGTCGTTGAGCAATCTCAACTTCATCTAACGCATCATCAGTGTTGCCAATGACTTCAGCTAAGAGTTCTGGTGTGTTGTAGCCATGTTCAGTGTCCCAACGAGACCAAGCGTCATAGTCATCGAAAGGATTGTAAGGGTTGTCAAACGTTGTTAGCATAGTATCAACGACTGACGTCTCTTTAACGTAATCTAGTTCATCCATAGAGTTCTCCTTTCTAGACTAGGTTTTGTACAGTAGACACACTAACGCCTAAAGCTTCTGCTACTTCAGCGTACGTTCTACCGTTCTTAAGCATACCTTTAGCTCTGTTAGCTGTAGATAGACTGATAGAGTCTTCCTTCTTAGGAGTAGCTAACTGCTTAAGCCTATCTGAGTCTGAGAAGCGTATGATGTCAGTAAGCATCTTAGTACTCACAGCACCAGACTGAATAGCTTTCCATTCATCAGGCTCAATAGTAATCCTAGAAGACGCGCCGTCAGCACCAGTACGTACACGAGCAGCTGCAATAGCCTGTTGTTTAAGCTTCTTGAGCTGGTCTTTCTGCATGTCAGGGTCACGTTTCTCAGCAATTACCTTGTTTGCAATGAGCTGTGCTTGACGTTCTCTAGGAGAGTTAGCTAAAGCAATGTTTAGTTTGTTCTGTAGAGACTCAACTTGAGACTTGTATTGTAGTTTAGCCTCTTTAGACATGGTCATGTTTGGCGTTGTACTAACAACAGTGTTAGCTTTATCACGCATCTTACCAAGAGCGTTGATATAATCGCCATACATATTCTCAATAGGGGTGCCAGAACCAAGGGTCTTAGCATCTTTAACCATTTCTACAACATGGTCTGAAGATACTGTTTTAGACTTCTTGATTTTAGGAGCTAGTCTGGGATTAGCGGCTAGTTCTTCTGGAGTACGTTCTTTATACCAATACTCAAGAGTACGATGTTCTGTCTTTGACCTTGAAATAAGAGTGGACGCTCCATTTTTTGTCTTACCAGTAATAACATCATAATGTTCTTGATATGTTTTCTTTAATTCAGGTATACCGTTTTCTCTAGCTGAACGTTTATAATCCAAATTATGTTTTTCGGCATCAATAACTACCATTGAATGTTTAACTGCTTTAGCAATTTCAGATTGACTAGCACCTTTAAGAGTCATGTCAGTAATAAGGTTAGAAACTTCACCCATTTGTTTTTGTTTCTCAGGCCAATTACCTTTTGAGTCTCGTTTTAATAGGTTCTTATCTGGAGAATAATACTGTTTAGAGTCAAAATTCTTAAGCTCTTTCAATGAACGACTGGTTGCAATTCCGTTTTTATTATTAGGAATAACCATTACAGTATCTCCATCAAAATCGGCACCAGATAATTTAGAGGCAACAGATGAATCAATACCGACTGCATCTTTAGCACCCTTCATAAATTTAGCAGGACCTTTTTCAAGCTTATTATTAACTGTCAATTCAGGCAATTCGAAAATACCACCATGAGGATATCGAACGAGAACTACTTTCTCTCCATTCTTAAAGTTAGGAGCATAAATTTCGTTAGCTTTAATACCAGACAATGGTAAAATAACTTGACCTTTCATTCTATCGAAACCAGTTAATTTAAGATTATGACGTTTTGTTGTCAAGCCATCAGCAAAATCTTGCATGAGCGCTTTCTTAATAACTGGGTTTGTCAAATTATTAATTTCATCAAACTCTTTTTGTAATTTTTCATACGTAGTTTGAATACGACCTTTAACAAGAGCAGGCGGTTGTTTGGAAACAAACTGAGAAGATAAGGTCTTAGACCAAGTTCCCCAGTCTCCTTCCTCATTAACTTTATTTATAGCTCCCTTTTGTCCATTAGCTTTAATTTGAGCACCAAATGGATTATCTGGGTCGTCCTTTAATTTCTTAAGAACGTCTTCTTTAGGAGTTCCTTGTTTCTTGTTGGTGTTGAAAATAACATCGACGCCTTTAGGAAAATCTTTAGGGTCTCCATAAACAGCCATACCTTTAAGATAATGAGTTCCACCTACACCAATACGAACCTGAGCATATCTAGAACCACCAAGGTCTAAATCTTTGACGCCTGGACGAAGTTCCATAACTCCATCTTTATCGGTACCACCTTGCTCGTCGTAACGAATATTGACACGTTTCCAATCAATATGTTGAATTGGTTTCAAACCTAATTTAGTTGAGCCATCTTCAGCTTTATATAAATTAGGAGGAGCAATTTCATGCTTGTGTTCACGAACAACATCAGGATTAGCCTCTTTGGTAAGAACTTTCATTTCTACCCAGTGATTATCATTAGTAGCGTTCTTAACATATACTTTATGCATATGATAACCTTCTGCTTCTAATTGTTGAACAGCACGTTTAAGAGTATTTTCTTTAATACCTAATTGTTGTGCGGAACCAAGACCTACGTCCAAATATGGATTCTCTTTGATGAGAGCTTTAAGGTCATTCTTAACACTTTCCATACGATTTACATTATGACGAACTTGTTCGTTTAAATTCATACGAACAGATGACTCAGGAATACCAGTCTGACGAGAAATCTCGGTAGGACCTAATCCTTTCTCATGAAGTTCCATAATCATAGATTGATTTCTAAGACGAATGGTTTGGTTGGCAATTGTATTTCTAGCACGAAATTCACTTGTTGTAATTCCTAGTTTAGTAGCAATTTGAGTATCGCTTAAACCAGTCTTACGATATTTGGCGACAGTATCGGACCACGATGTAGCCCTTTGATAAGAATTCTCACCAGAACCCCACGCATATCGTCCACTGTGTGGGATATTCCCTTGGTGAGGAGTACCTTTATGCAGGATAATATCCTCATAAGCTTCTTCTAAATTCATTGGGAATATGGTCCTTTCTATCTAGGTTTGTTTTCTAAAATCCCAGAAAATTCTTTTATTGTATGATAAACATCATAAACATCTTCTGCTTCTGGAATAAATGTTTCAATGTTCTCGCCTTGATAAATACGAAGCTCAAAGTCCGTTTTCTCAGGCGCAACACCGTATTCCAAACAGAAATATGCAGCGTACACAAGCAATTGTTCCATCTTAGGTTTGGTGACACCAGTCTTTAAATCATGTATCCGAAGAAATCCACGAGGATTATCTTTCTTTGGACCATCATATCTAATTGCGTCAGCCGTACCAAATGCGTAAGGAGAGTAATATAACAATACTTCACTATCCATATGGTAACCAATTGCGTCGTTAACAAAATTAGCAACTGCTGGATGAGTATGACCAGGCATCAATCTTATTCTATGTTGAATAGCATGACTGGCAAACTCATGAAGCTCAGTTCCACGTTGTTTAGCTTTTTCATTTTCAAAGCGCTCTACTAATTTCTCAGGAGTATATTTAAGCCAATGACATTGACTAGCACTAAGAAATGAATGTTTACCTTCGAATTCGGGATGTCTGTTCCATTTCATTAAGAACTTCCTCCTTATTCTCTGGATATATAGTGCGAGCCCATCCACCCATTGAATTATACTTGTCTAAGTAATATTCTTGATTAGGCCTATATGGAGCGTTAGCACTACGCTTAACTTCTAAATGATAAGAATATGGACCGATGTCCACAGATAAATCTGGAATACCTTGAATGTGACCAGAATCATTTTTCTTAACAATAGCATCAGGCATTCGTTTGTGAATATCCTGAATTAAGGTTCGTTGAAAATCTCTTTCAAGTTTGGACATTCTTTATCAATCCAGTTCCTTTCATTGAATTTTGCTTTGCTACGAATTGAGCGTTCGATAGCATCATCGATGGAAGCCGGGGATTTAAGATAGAGATAAAATAAATCATTAAAGGAGGTATTGACCCTGTTAATTCGGCCTTCGGATTGTTCCATAACGCGATAGGAATAATTCAGTGAATAAAACAAAATCGTATCAGTAGTTATACAGTTCCATCCCTCGGCTCCGGCCGTGTACTGAACTAAATATACCCACTCAGCAGCATCGGGTATAGGTTCATGTTTCTGACCGTTCCATTGATAATATGCCCTATTCAAATCTCGACAAATATCTTTCAATATGTCGAGTTCGTAGGTATAGTTGTAAAAGACAATAATTCTATCGCGAGTCATGATTTGTTGTTTAGCATTTGCTATTCTACGTGGGCTTGTGTTTATTATCCTACGAAGAACCTGAGTAAATTCCGAAGCATTCATTATCGGAGTCTCAGTAAATGGATTAAACCTCGTATCAATAACTTGCTTATACAATTCTTTATCAAAAGCAGTATTAATATATTGTCTATGAGTTTTGGTTGTTCGAAAATCAGCCATGGGTACAGCTAAATGACGTCTCAACCGTTCTAGTCTGTCCACCTCATGATATCGTTTAATCTGAGGGAACTTAGAATATGGATTGTATTCGACGTGTCTATCTACAAATTCAGTTTTGTTTCTGTAGAAGTTGTTTGCTAAGAATATACACATCCAATCCATCCAAACATCTCCGGGTGTTGCCGTTAACATAATCCATTTATTTTTACGGGCAATCTTAATAAAAGATGTACCCCATGAACCATATCCAATAGCTCGTTGCTCATCAAATAAAAAGAAAGCATCTTTAACATCTAGATACTTTGTAATATTATTCCACGAGTCAACTGTCCCTTCAATGCCGAGCATTTCTAGGTCATGATGCCACTCTTTGTCATTACGCTTCTTAGCAACTGTAATAATATAAAGTGGTAAATCACGATGGTTTTCCATATAATAAAATAGGCCGGTCAAGGATTTACCCGAACCGACCTTCCCGCACAATACAGAACCATTATGCAATCTATCAACCGCCCGCCGTTGATAGTCGTATAATTCAATTTTAGAATCCATATTTACGACGAAGTGGATTGTCCACTACACGAATATAAGCATTCTTCAAGTTAAGACGAGCATATTGTCCATCTGGACTTGGGTCTCGTCGAGCGATAGTCATATCGCACAAAGCAATTTCCATATCATCCAACATAGCCAATTGACTTTCGTCATTTAAAAATGCACGGTCAGTTGGTGCGATGTCTTCATCAATAGGAGTGTCGCCATTATCATAAATAATAGCAATGCTTGGCATACCGAATTGAGTGTATACACGAACCTTGAAGAAATAAGACGGTTCAAACATGTCTGGATTTTCAGCCATCTTCTCTGCCATCTCGTCTGAGATATTCTTAGGCTCATACAATTTAACGTTGACGCCATATTGTTGTAGAAGTTCTACGTCTTCTGGGTCAACCTTAACATTGAAATAACGGTCGCCAGCTCGATTGAACTTTTCTTTGCGGCCAGTGAAGTTACATGCGAATAAGAATTCGACTTCTTCAAGAATAATTTGTGAATTTGAGATTTGTGAAATTTTTGTCATGATATGTCCTTTCTATTCTGACGTGAGTCTGACATTGTTTCAAAAAAATAAAGAGAGTGGAACAAATCAGCAGAATTTTGTTCTTCCTCTCTATTATGTGCCATGTAAATCCTGCGAATCCCAAAATTAACCCGCGAGGAAATCCAATCACGCGGTCTCATGTTTCTTGACTTTGAGAGTTCCGTGATTGATAGAAATTGTTTGTACGTTAGGATATTTATCTTGAAGCTCAAGAGCATCTGCATAGTCCTTAGGCATATCATCAACGATTTGAGTAATATCCCCAACCTTGATAATTTTCTTGAGGCCATCAACCGCAATCTTATCGTAGTAAGAGAAATCAACATCTTCATAATCAAATTCTGAAGTTTGTTTGAATAGATATCCTTTTGTACCTGCGATAGATTTAAAGTTTTCGTTGTCTTCAGTCCACATACATTCTTTTCCTGACTTGGAAGCATAAATAGAACCGACCTTACCAACGAATTCGTCACCAAGATAAATATGACCTTTCGATTGTTTAGTGATAAAGAAATCTCTATCAACTAATTCCTCTTTAGTCCATACGCGTTTCAACAAATATGTATTTGCATACTCTGCGCCAGTTGGAGACCACTCATCATCTTCAAGCTGCGCAATATACACAGCGTTGTTAATAAGTGCCATACGTTTGTAAGTATGTTCGTGTTCAAACTTATAGTTATATTTCTCTTGCTTACCAAAGTCCATAACGAATTGAATAATCTTATCATCAGCATCTGGGATTTTAACAGAGTCCGTCTTAATATGACAAACTTTATATCCTTGCTCTTCAACAGCAAATTTCAAGTCGACCATAAATAGAGCTCCACGTTTCGCAACGATGTTGTCAATATTGTCTGGGTGTTTGAACTTGTTGTCAAATTTAGCAGAGGTCATTCCATATACTGAGTTGATTACAATCTTCAAGGCAGTTACCAAAGGTTTGTGATATTCTGGATTATCCAAGAACGGAGCCAATACTCCATCAAACATTTGTTTAACTTCGTCAATCTTATTATGTTTGAGCAAGACACGAACTTTAAGTAAGTCCGCATATCTTTGTGTGTATGGACCGAAGTAGTTCATATTTACCAGAGAGTTCGGGTGCATAGACTCTACGTCAAGCAGAGCGATATTTTTGTACACTCCCGGTTCTGCATACACAAATCCACCTTCACCTGTTTCAAAGCCACGGTAATATGACTTACCGAACTCATATTTGTATCCAGGGAAGATTGTGTCAAGTTTAACATAATTAAATTTGTCTTGTGGTTTAGGGTCGTCACCAAAGATAAATTTAGCGGTGAGCTGATTGTTTGTCGCGTTCATTGAACCTTTCGAAATAGTTGCTAGAATTTCACGCGCAACATAGTCGGCATATATAGCGTCGAATAATTTCTCTGTTGCATCAACGTCATTGACACAGTAGTCAACAACGACAGGAACTAATTCGTCAGGAACAGGTTGGTCCCAAGGGATTTCCATTTCGACGTGTTTAATTCCTAAGTCAACTTCCCAACGCTTGAGTGATTGTTTCTTCTGAGAGTACTCATAAATATCGGTATAGCTTAATTCGTAAGCAGCCGCATACATTCCACTCTTCGCATTTTTTTCGTTGACAATTCTGTATGACTGACGGAACAATTCTAAATTGTCACATCCGAGCAGTCGTGCATAGAGAATATGATTGTCGTATCGTCGGTTGTTAAAACCAACTAGAGGAAATGACAGTAAGTGTTCGATTTGGTCTGGGGTTGGATTAACCCATTTAACAAATTCGTCTTCGCCATATTTCTTCCACACGACAACAAATAAGTTTGGATATACCTCAATATCGAAGAACACTAATTCTTCTTTTGGATATATCTTCGTGAAGTTAGTTAGCTTGGCTTCAGTTGCTCCATCGTCATCACGAATAGACGACCATGGGATTTTCTGAAACACAGCCAAACAATAATCACGGTTGTTAGTTGAACGCAGTGCTCTTAAAAATACATCATGTTTCAAATCAGTCAAGTCATATTCTAGACCCATGTCATATGCTTTCTGAATTTGGTCAGCAATCCAATCGATTGTTGGTTTTGTATTTGGATGACTTGGTTTCTCACCCTCAATAAGACCTAACTGTCGTTTAACAAATTTACGGAGCGTCTTCTCCGTGTATGTTATTTCTTTTACCTCTTCGTACATCTTAGCCTTTCTCTCTTTCAACGGCAAGCCCGATGAAATATGAGATGGTTGGAGATTGTTTGACGCTTTGTCAATCCGTCTCAAAGAGGCGTTGCCTTTATACACTTTGATTTCAATATGCTCATCAACCAAATTATCAAGTTCGTTCACATTACCATCATAGATATAATGCAAATGAATACCTTGACCAGATTTGGAAACCTCAGCATAAGTCGGAGGAAATTTGGAAGCAGCTTGAATATTTAAATCAAGGTTCTTATTTCCTTCCTCATCTTTCAAATCGAAATCAATCACAATATGATTCAACGGAACTTTAACCCAATGGAGTTTTTCCGTATGAATATCTTTTAAAGTTGTACGTACATCTTCCCATTTCATCATGGGATTTCCATTTCGTTGCGCAAGCTGCGCTGGATAGTCTGCAGCAAGTCTATTAAATACACGATTGTTGTAGTCGAATTTAAGCCAGTTATCTGGAACAATCATTTCATCAGGATTACTTGTGCTGACAAGTCCTTCTGGAAATGCAACATGCCATTTAAATCCTTTGAAATAATTCTTAACACGAGTACCATCCACAGCGCTATCCTTAACCATTGTCTCAAAATAACGCAAAGCCTCTCGTTTGATAACTGCTTTATATCCATCGGTCTTCCATCCCATGTCTTCCAAATATTCTTTATACAGTTCGCTTATCTGACGAAGACTAATTCCATCTTGCATATAAATTGCATGTGAGCGAATAAAGTCAAAGATATGGTCAGTCTGTTCGGCCATCTCAACATCGAAGTATTCATCAAAATAATCAAAGCCCAATTCTTCAAATCTGTTAATCGCCATCTGAGCAATATAAGGTAATTCGAATTTGATTTGAGCCATCAACTGATTATATTTCGTATGACTAACTTTCTGTCCACTAGGATTTACAACCACAGCACGTCGAGTAATTCCCGAGTCAACGTTACGAACTTTATAACGTTGGTTTGACGCTGTAATCAATAATCCTGTAAATGTGACAGAATAAGGTTCTTTAAACTTTTTATTAACCTGAATAATTTCATGACTTGTCAATTTCAATAACGGGGTATCGTTTTGAATATGACTGATATCCGTATCCTCGTCAATCCATAACGGGACTTCCTGCACTTGCCCTG